CAGAATGGAAGCTAGGTTACGGAGGTAAATACTACGATATTGTAAGCGTAGCCCCGGAGGGCCGCAAGCGCTATATTTTGGTAAAGACTAAATTGCGCGACAATGGCACGCTCTAAAGTATACCTACGCAGCCAGTCGGGACGTACCGAGGACTTCGACCAGTTCCGCCAACGTCTACGCAAATTAGGTACCAGCGAAACTATGCGTTTCCGCGAGGTACGTAAATTGCTACTAAAGGAGGCGCAGCCACTAGTTACGGAAGCCCGTAACCAGGCGTACGCCGATAGCCAAGAGCCAAGAGGAATACGCTTAAAAAGCCGCAGCGCTTTAGGTGCCAAATTCTATAACCTTTACGGGTCTATAAATAAGTGGGCCAACAAGGGTACTACTAAAGCTTACGTAGTAATAGGCTTACGCGGTAGCCGAAAGCAAGGCGCTTACTATGCGCCCTGGCAGTTATTCGGAGGTACGGAAAAGAACTTTAAGCCGAAGGACTTTATCGGCCTCGCCGTAGATAACACCAACGTAGTGCAGAAAGCGCAAAAGATGATGCAAAAGCACATCCAAAAACGCATAACTTCGGTGCTACGATGAACTACCTACAATACGTATACGACGCAGTAACCGCGGCCACTACCGACGACGTTTACGCGTTAGCAGCACCCCAGGGTACTACGGCGGACCATATCGTAATAACGATTCAGTCGGTCGACATTACCGAAAACAAAGACTTGAACGCTAGCGAAACTATTACCGCTACGCTCTTCTTTCATTACGCAGACGCAGACGCGGCCCAGGCCGAGTTAGCAATTATACGCGACTACATTAAAACGGACATAGACTATATTACCGCGACACTAGACGGTATACAGTTCTTCTACGACGACATTAACGAACGCGTATTACTCGCAGCAGATTTTTTATTTATCCTAAATACTTAATAGTATGGCATCAATTTCCGGCGGCGAAATCCGCGTACTACTCTCTACCGATGGCGGTAGCACCTATAAAGGCTTCGCTTTAGAAAGCGACTGCTCTTTTGAAATGAACGCTGAAACCCGCGAGGTCACCAGCAAAGACGACGCGGTATACCGTTCTTACGTTACCAGCGCCAAAAACTGGACTATTAGCGGTAGCGCTTTGTTCGGCGACGATAGCGCCACTAGCTGGAACCCCGACGACCTTTACGCTTCTATCGGCAGCGAGGTAGATATTAAAATTACCCAATGTGCAGCCGGTACGGTTACACCAGCCGCGGGAGAAACGAAGATTGAAGGCAACGCGATCCTTACGCAGCTTTCGGCTTCATTCCCCGATAAAGACAATGGCACCTACTCCTTCTCTTTGCAAGGTACGGGCGCTTGGGCAATCGGAACTAACTAATAGAAGCCATGGGAAAATTTACGCTGGGGGCAGCGCTTTTATTCGAAGAGCTTACGGGCGGTAGCATTACCGACATGAGTAAGCCAAAGATTTCGGACATGGTAGCCATGCTTTACGCCCAGGAATATTGGGACAAAGAAGACCGGCCCACGTTCGACCAGTTTAAGAAGGACATTTCCGGCGAGGACTTGTCTAACCTTACCCAGCGGCTTAACGGCCCTTTTTCCCAGCCGGCGGCCCAGTAGACGTACTGGGCATGCTGGTCGGGCGGTTGGGGATTCACCCAAGCGAGGCCAAGAAGCTGACGAGGGACGAACTAGATGCCGTAGTAAAATACGGTACGGAACGTCTAAAGGACGACTGGAAACGTACACGATGGCTAGCAGCCGTGCTAGTTAACGTAAGCGGGAAGACAGTAAAGAAACAAATAAAGGAAACGGACTTACTCCGTTTTCAAGACGAACGAAAAGGTAACGGCTTTGCCGATTTTGTAAGAGCTGCACATGAGCGACGTAAGGAGTAAAGTAGTTTTAGGGATAGACGTTAACGAGTTCCGCCGGGGTATTACCCAGGTGGATAGCTCTATTAAGGGTATTTCTAAACAGTTCCAAAACCTTGGCGGCATTATTGGCGCAAGCTTTGCCGTTTCTCAAATTCAGCAGTTCGCCAGCGAAGCCCTAGATTTGGCCATGAAGGCCGAGGGTATCGAAACCGCTTTCCAGCGCGTGGGCAATGCCGCGAACATGCAAGAGCTACGCCAGGCCGTCCAGGGAACCGTTAGCGACTTGGAGCTCATGCGGCAAGCGGTTACGGCTCAAAAGCTAGGCATACCCATTCAAGAGTTTACCAAATACCTAGGCTTTGCTAAAAAGCAAGCCAATGAGATGGGCGAGAGCGTCGACTATATGGTTAGCAGTATCGTAAAGGGTGTGGGGCGACAGTCTACTATGATTCTAGACAACTTGGGTATTAGTGCAAAGGCCGTACAAGAAGAACTAAAGAAGGGCGGAACCTTTGCCGAGGCCGTAGGCCGGATTATTCAACAAGAAATGGGCGGGGCGAATAATACCCTACTCACTACCCAAGACCGTCTACTACAACAACGCGCCGCACTAGAGAACATTAAAACGGAACTAGGCCAAAAGCTATTACCCGTTTACGAGACGGTACTAGGGTGGCTTAATAACGCCCTTAAAGGCATTAACGCCCTATTTAGTAGCCAGCTTACCTTATTCGAAAAGTTATCGTACTACGCGTCTTATTTAGACGTTACGGGCATGGGTTCAGTTACCCGCGCTACGCTAGACGCAAAGGCAGCGACTGACGACTTTGCAGCTTCGGTACCAATGGTTGGGGAAGGTTTCCAAGGTGCTACCGAAGAAGTTAAGAAGTTAGGTAACGAACTTAAAAAGGTAGCCGGCATTAAGGTACAAGGCGGTATGCGTCTTGCTGACGTAGAGCCAGGGCTAGCACCAAAAGAAACTGCGGTTACCCCACTATACCAAGTAAACCAAGCAGTATTCGGCATTCGTCGCCAAGTAGAATACGCGGCGGGTTCTTGGGAATACTATACGGAGGCGCAAGCCAATTCCCTACGTATTTCTAACGACTGGGTAACGCAAAGCCAAGCGACTGAAGAACAACTGCAAGCCCTTAACGTAGTGGGCCAGGAGTTCGGCCAAATTCTTATGGCATCTTTCCAGGCCGCTATTATAAATGGTGAAAGTTTCTTCGATAGCGTAAGAAATGGCCTAAAGGCATACATTCAACAAATGCTAGCCGCTACGGCCGCTACGCTTACCCTAGCCGCTGCTATGGCTATCATCTTCCCGAACGTAGGCTTTAAAGCTGCGTTTAACGTGTTAGGCGGTGGCATGGGCTTACCGTTCGGCATGGGTGATAATAACCAATTAAGCCTACGCCTTTCGGGTACCGACTTTTATGGTGGAGTAGTTCGTAACACTAACCGAGTAGCTAGAAGCGGTGGCTAAACAGTTAATAGCATACGCCAATACCGAGGGGTACAATTTCGCTATATGGGCCATAGACGCACCTTTTAGCGCAACCCCTTACGAGTTTACCGTAGCGTCTTGGGCTATTAGATACGAAGCCCTAGACAATAACCAGCCTGGTATTATTCCAGCCATCTGCGATTTAGAGGCCCTAATTACCCAGGGCACGCTATCGGACAACCTACGCGACATTCTAGAGGATGCCGGCGGTATGTACTTCCTTCGCATACGCCAAGGCACTAACGTAGTGTATAACGGCTTTCTTACACCCGACCTAGGCAGCGTGGAACTACGCAACGGCCAGCGCTTTATTAAGTTAGTGGCTAACGACGGTTTCCAAATGCTGGAAAAGAGTAGCCAAATTTACCAGTTTAGCGGAGTAAAGCCCTTTACTACCCAGCTCTACGAAATATTCTTATATTTCGATTTTTGGGACGTTTACGACGGCTTTGCTATAAGTGAACACTTCGAGCCTACGAGTGCCGTAGACGCGACGAAAGGGGGCTTATATTGGACGGGGTGCAAACAAGAGGGACTGTACTACAAGAATAACGACGGTAAATACAATTACCGCACCTTCCGCGAGGTATTACAAGACATCTGCACGACCTGGGGCCTTCAGCTTTTCCAGGATAAAGGTCTACTGGTATTTCGTTCCGTGTATTTAGAAACCCCGGCCTGGTACAATTTCTACGTAACAAACGGCAGTTTTTTAGGACGCATTACGGGGTACACCCCAACGCCTTTAACGTCTTCGGTATACACGGACGGTAACGAACTATATAAGCCAGCCACGCGCCAGGTCTTTATTACCCACGACCAGGTAGCTACCGACTACATACGAAGCGAAAGCGCAACGTATAAAGCCCGGTATAACTACTACGTAGCCGACGTTACCCCAACCGGGGCTAACCACATGGACTACTATGCGGAGTTAAGAGCTAGGGCAACTGTTCAAGACGGTTACCCATTCCAAACGGTCGAATTTACTTTTTACGTATACATTCAGTTCGGCCCCTATTGGTGGAATGGTACGGCCTGGAGTTTAACGCAGACGGCCAACGAATTTAAGAAGCAACGTAACATACAAAACGTTACCGGTTCACCCACCATAGAAGACTTCCAGTACTCCTTAAATAACTTCCACACGGGCGACCTACCTAACATAGGTTCGGAACCTTTGTATATTACGGTAGAGGCTATTCAAACGCTAGGCGACGACTTGGACGGTTTTGCTACTACGTCTACTATGGTATTCGTATACCATGGCGACAACCCGAACGCTACCGAATACTACGCAGACAATACCAAGCGCCGTAATGGGGTGGACATTAGCTTAAATACTACCATAGCCGACCGCTGGCAAAGTAGCCCCGTCGACACCCCAATAGCGGGTGAGATACGCCGGTTCTTACTTTCCGACCGCGTTAGCAATGTAGGCAACCTTACCTGGGATGCAGATAATAACCTACTAGCTACTAAAGTGGCAGTAGAAATGGGTAAGACGGCTTTTAAACCGCAGCAGTACTACGAGCTGGAACTAAATACGCCCTTTAGTTATAACCATACCCTTACTTGGGGTGGGGTAAACTACAAGCCGCTTAACTTTTCTTTCGACCAATACGGTACCAATGTAACGTACCGCCAATGGGTCTATGGGGATATATTGACCGACCCAAATAACAATAGACCCGATCAAGAAATATGATAAGCTACGAACTACCACCTAACCCGCTTTACTACGCTTACGTCGTGAACGACGGCGGTATAGTGGAACTTAATACTTGTACCCTATGATTACTACTAATCAGTTTATTACTATTTTTACTGGGGGTAACTATGCTGCGCCCATTTGGGACGAATACGCGGCTTATGTTGCCGCCGATAGTGGAACAACTGAAGCACGCGACTGTACTATTAACGCAATAGCAAACTTACTATGAGCCAATTTTATGACCAGGCCAGCCTAGTTATGGTACCCAGCGGGTACAAGAACGGCAAAGTTTATTCCCAAAAGCCATTGTCTACGGACGGTGAACTAACCTTCACCCGTGCCAGCAACGCCACCCGAGTAGGGCCAGACGGCCTTATTCAGAAGGTGCGGACTAACTTGCTGACGTACTCAAACGACTTTAGCAATGCGGCTTGGGGAAAATCATTTGCCGCGTTAACTGGAGGCCAAAGCGGGTACGATGGAACGAATAATGCTTGGAAACTTCAAGCAAGTGGCTCAACATCTTGCTATATCCAACAAGGCAGTTTTTCGGTTCTTCGCGCACATAGTATTTACGCTAAAGCGGGAACATACGACCAAATTTCCATAATTAACGGAGGATATGGTCAAGGCGTTCAATTCGATTTAACTTCGGGAACAATCGTAACAAATAGCAACAGTTCTATTTATTCGCCGACGATTACTTCAGTAGGTTCGGGATGGTATAAAATTTCATTAGGAATTCAATCGTCCGCGCCAACCTATGGATTTTTAATTGCGCCGCAATTGCTCAACGGAGGAGGTATTGTAGACGGCGAATACATTTATATTCAAAATGCTCAAACTGAATATAATGACATAGCAACCGACTACATCGCCACCACCACCTCTGCTCGTAGCACCTTCGCTGGTATTACTGTTGATGGCACGAGTGTACCGAATGTACCCCGTTTGGATTATTCGGGTGGGTGCCCTTCGCTTTTGCTTGAACCAACTGCCACCGCACTCAATCAATTCAGCGAGCAAATAGACAACGCATACTGGACAAATGCAAACTGCACAGTAACCGCAAACCAAACCGCAAGCCCTTCGGGGTATGTTGACGCTGAGTTAGTATTAGACGATACCTCAAACAATCAGCACGTAATTACAAGGAGCATTGCCGTAACAAGCGGAAATAAATATACCGCTTCGTTTTTCTTAAAAGCAGCGGGCTATACTACTTCCGCTATTCGTATGGGAAATGGTTCACTTTGGACTGGTGGAACTGGGCCTACTGTTGAATTTGATTTGGTAGCCTTGACGGGAACTGTTGTAGATGGTTCGGGCGTAACCTTTACTATTGAGGACTATGGCAACGGATGGCGCAGATGTTCAGTTACGGGTACTTGCGTGACAAGCGGAACCACCGTATTTTCTTTATATGTAAAGCAATATAATGGATATATAGGCAACGGAACCAGCGGTATCTACGCTTGGGGCGCAAACATCACGGCTACGGGGTATGTTCAAAGTTACATCCCAACTTTAGGTTCTGCGGTTACGCGCTTGGCTGACTCTGCGTCCAAAACTGGCATTTCTTCCTTAATTGGGCAAACGGAGGGGACTGCATTCATTGAGTTTAGTGTTGAGCATTTGACTTCTGGAAACAACATTCTATTCAATTTAAGTGATGGCACA